ACTCGCTGATGAACCGATCGCGCTCGGTATGGATCAGCATGTGCTCCATCGACGCCCTGGCAAAATCCCGGATTCCCTCGAGGCTCTTCGCCTCGTCGGAATCACTATCGAACATCGTGCGCAGATGGTCGCGATACCCCCGGCCATAGCGGTCGAAGAACTCGGCTAGGCTCGGCACCGAGACATCGCCCGAGAGCCAGTAGCGCATCGCGTCGACCACCGGCGTGCCGCGCCGCTCCAACAGTTCTGTTAGCGACACCGGTGGCCGAACCACGAGCGGCACTTCCCAAGGCCCGTCGCTCATTACCATCGCGAGTCATCCGCCATTTTTTAACCCTTTGCGTGAGTCGTTTACCATGCGTTTGTACGGTGCCATCGAAAAGGTCGAGGCGCAAGCCGACGGGACGATCAAGGTCCACGGCATCGCCACGACCGAAGCAATGGACGACCAGGGGGAAGTCGTCAAAGCCGACGCCATGCGCGCGGCGATCCCTGACTACATGCGCTTCCCCGCGATCCGCGAGATGCACCAGCTGCAAGCCGCCGGGACCGCGCTCGAGGCCGATGTCGGCGACGACAACATCACGCGCATCGTCGCGCATGTCGTCGACCCGGTCGCGGTCAGCAAGGTCAAGAACAACGTCTATCGCGGGTTCTCGATTGGCGGCCGCGTGACCAAGCGCGAGCCAGGCAATCCCAAGGCCATCACCGGCCTGGTCCTCAATGAGATCTCGCTCGTCGATCGGCCGGCCAATCCCGAAGCCACTTACGATTGTTGGAAAGCGAGCAACATGGCAGGACCTCAAGCGGCAGGGACTGCCGCACTGGCGCCGGTGCAGATTTGGGCATGCGGCGTTGTCGATCACCAGCACCGCGCCAAGGCCGAGGCGATCAAGTGTCTGGAAAAGCGCGCCGCGACGGGTGCGCCGAGTGTCGAAGTGCTGGCCAAGGGCGAGCCGGCCGACCCGGCAGAGATCGAGAAGCACGCCGCCGAGGGCGCCACGGCGCTGCAAGTGGCAATGGACGCGGCACTGGCATCGATCGAAGCCGGCGAGGTGGCGATCGAAACCACCAGCGGGGCGGTCGCCAAGACGGGCACAACCACGCTCACGGCGTCTATTCCGTCGGACGCGGTGGGCGCGCTGGTCGATGGCCAGTTCGTTGCCAAAGGCGGCGACGCGCCGGGCGACGGCAGCGAACCTTATGGCGATGTCAAATATGCCGACCCTGGCTACCAGTCCGACGGCAAAAAGAGATACCCGATCGACACCGAGCGCCACATCCGCGCCGCGTGGAATTACATCAGCAAGCCCAAGAACGCCGGCAAGTATTCCAATGAGCATCTGAGCGCGATCAAGTCGCGCATTGTCGCGGCTTGGAAAGACGTCATCGATAGTGACGGGCCGCCGAGCGCCAGTGAAAAGGCCTCGCGCGCCGATATAACAAAGTCCCTGTTGGACATCGGCGACATCGCAATGATGATCGCCGCGCTACGCCGCATCGAGGAAAGCCTCGAGTTCGAAGCGGCCATGGAGGGCGACTCCTCGAGCGCCCCCGCCAAAGCGCGCGATTGCTGCGCGCAGCTCTGTCAATTCCTCCGCGACTTGGTCGCTGAGGAGACCGCCGAGGTGCTCGAGGGCACCGAAATCGACGAGCCAGTCGGCCTCGCCAGCAAGGCATTGGAGGCGATCGCCGACGCATTACTGAAATCCATTCCCGATCCACAAACAGCGGAGCAGCTAGTGACTACTCTCCTGAAGGCGGGCGCTAGGCACAGCGCCCGCGACCAACATTTACTCGATCTCGCCGCATTGGCGGTGCACAAGGCCATGAACATGGCATCGGTCACCAAGGGTGATCGCATGCACCTGGCCGACTGCCACAAGGTGGTGCTTGACGCCGGCGCCACCGATCTCGGCGCCGACGGCCGCGAGATGCTGACCGATGGCAACCCCGAGCAGGGCGCCGGCTCAGCCACCCAGAACAGCACCACCGACACCGGCCGCAACGCCAGCACCAGCGTGCCGAACGCGACCGGTGCGGTGCCGTCAATGCCCCAGTATCCGGGCGACGCTCGCAAGACCAGCACTGCGCTCGAGGTCCTCGAGACATTGCTCGCCCTTCCCGGCACGGAAGTCGAGAAGGCGGGTGCCGGCCACCGGCCACTGATCGACATCGCCCATAAGGCGCTCGCCGCGTTCTCAGACGGGGCCACTTGCAAGGCCGATGGCGTCAAGCCCTCGCGCCACAGCGGGGCCACGATGGCCGCGGTCGACACCGCACATTTCCACCTGACCAAGTGCGACGGCATGGCGATGGCCTGCAAGGCGGCCAATGAGCAGCCGGGCGGCTCACCCGAGCCCGCCGGCGAGGCCGAGAGCCAGGGCACGCAAGCAACTGCCGGCGGCGAGGGCACTGACCTTGGCGAGCCCGGCAAGGATGCCGCGACCGCCGAAGGCGATCTCGCCAAGACCACTGAAGCACCGGCGACGCCGACTGCAGACCCGACCTTGGCCGAAATCGCCAAGACGGTGCAAGAGATGGCCGCCGGCATGGCAGCCCTCGCCAAACAAAACCAGGACCTGCGCGCCCGCGTCGAGGACATCGCGCAAACCCCACTGCCGCCGCGCGCCATTCAGCGCGTTTCTGGCGGGAGCGGGCTCACCAAGGGCCAGGACAATGGCGGCTCGAACGGGCCGACCGACGTCACCGACGCCTTGGCGCAGATGTCCGACGAGGAGGTGACCAAGACATTGATCAAGCGGAGCTATCGGAAGCCGCTGGTCATGCACGGCTTTACGGACGGGCCCGGCCCGATGCGTGTTGCTCCGCGAAGCTGATTTTTTAACCCGCAATCCCGATGGCCCGCCGCTGGCGGGTTTTTTATTGCCCAATCGGAGTTTAAACGATGAACCCGATCACCCAAGAATCGCTGGATCTGATGAAGTCTGCGCTTGCGCAGCCGAATGACGACCTGGCGAAGTCGATTTCCACGGCGACGGGCCTGCTCGCTTATGACCTGCAGGCACCGGCCAAAAACCTCTATCCGTTTGTGACACCGATCCGCAATGCGATGCCGCGGGTTGGTGGCGGCACGGGTGCTGCAACAAACTGGCGGCAGGTCAACGCGATCATTGGCTCCGGCTTTGACGCAATGGGCTGGGTCCCAGAGGGTCAGCGCAGTGGCCAGATGAGCTACAACACCTCGAACAAGTCCGCGACTTACGTCACGATCGGCGAAGAAGACGCGGCGACCTTTGAGGCGATTTCGGCTGGCCGCCAGTTCGAAGACATCCAGGCACGGATGACTTTCCGTCTGCTGCAAAAGATGATGCTCAAGGAAGAGATGGCGATCCTCGCCGGCAACGCCTCAATGACCTTGGGCGTCCCGGCAACCCCGACCCTCTCGGCGCAGACCAACGCCAGCAGCACGCTGCCGACTGGCACGTATTACGTCAAGGTGGTGGCGCTGACCCTCGAAGGGTATCAGAACTCTTCAGTCGCCGCGGGTGTGGCGACCAGCAAGTCTGTGACCGGCGCCGATGGCAAGAACTACACCCTGTCGGGCGGCTCGTCCAACATCTCGCTCGAGAGCGCTGGGCAGTTGGTGACGATCTCCACCAACGCGCTGGCGATGACGACCACCGCCGTCCAGGGTGCGGTTGCCTACGCCTGGTTCATCTCCGCGGTCAACAGCGCCGGCACCGAGACATTGCAGGCGATCACCACGATCAACAGCTATGTCCAGTCAGTCCCGCTGGCGACCGGCAACCAAGCCGCCTCGGCGGTCACCGCCGACAATTCGGCGAACTCGAGCTACGCCTATGACGGGCTCCTGACCACCGCGCTGAAGAGCGGCAGCAACGCCTATGTCAACATGCTGGCGACCGGCACCGCCGGGACCGGCACGACGTTGACCGCCTCTGGCCGCGGCTCGGTCAGCGAGATCGACACGATGTTCCAGAAGATGTGGGACAATTTCGAGCTCAGCCCGACCGTGCTCTACGTCAACAGCCAGGAGCTGAAGAACATCACCACCAAGGTGCTGTCGACCAGTTCCGCCCCGCTGCTGCGCTACGACTCTCCCGCTGATGGGAGCACCGGCGAGTACACGGTCACCGCATCCGGTGTTGTGCAGTTCTACTACAACCCGTTTGCGATCAATGGCGGGCTGCGTATCCCGATCAAGATCCACCCGCGCGTACCGCCGGGGACGATCATCGGCTGGGCCGAGAACCTGCCCATCCAATACCAGTCGAACGAAGTGCCGAACGTGGCTGAGATCAAGACACGTCAGGATTACTACCAGATCGATTGGCCGATCGTGACCCGTCAGCGCCAGGTCGGCGTCTATGCCGAAGAGGTGCTCGCGGTCTATGCCCCGTTTGCGATGGGCGTCATCAGCAACATCGCCAACGGCTAAGCGATACGCCGGGGCCGCGAAACCCCGGCGGGACCCGCCCCTGGCCACGACGCGGCGTGCCAGGGGCGGGATTTATCTACACAACGTCCACACAAACCGGAGATACGCCGTGCCGCTGTTCCAGGCCACGGTCGAATACCGCACCGAATTCACGCTCGAGGCGCCATCGTTCGATGAAGCGCGCCGGATGGCGCAGCGCATCGCGATCAACAACCTCGAGCACCAGGCAGTGATCGAACTCACGCCTGTCGAGACCACCGATCCGTCAAGCGCAGTTCACTGAAGGGGCTAGTAGCTCAGCTGGTTAGAGCGCGCGCTTGATAAGCGTGAGGTCGGAGGTTCAAATCCTCCCTGGCCCACCACTGCGGCGTAGCGTGCTGCATCGTAGGACGCCACGCACTCTCGGCAGTGTGACCTGAGCCCGCTGCGCTTTCTGGCATCTCGGCCGAATGCTGATAGCGGTAGCGACTTGCCGCAACGCGAGCACCGCTTTTCAGCGTCGTCATTCATGGAGGTGAGTTATGGCTGATTTCGTGACACTTGTCTGCCCACCAGGGGCAAGCGAGTACCCGATTTCACATGGCACCACGCAATACATCCCCTATCGCGCCGACCACACCGACCCCAGCGCAATCCAGACCTGGCTCGTCGACGTCCTGGCCGAGCACGCCCGCTACTTCATGCACAACGCAGGATTTTACCCGTGGAAGCAGCAACAGTAATCTTTCGGTCCGCCCATCCGCTCGTCGCGCTGCGCCACAAGGATGGCCCGCCGCGCGGAGTGTCGTGGGGCGGCATGAGCTTTGAGCCCGACGAGCGCGGCGTCGTCATGGTGCCGGTCGAGGCAGTGCAGGAGCTCACCCAGTCGCACGGTATGGAAGGCGTGCCCGAGCAGGTCGAGCTTCCGCCGATCGCGGCGCCAGCCTTGCGTGACCCGGCCGCCAAACCGAAGGCGCTGACGTCGAAGATCGGCGGCAGGCCGGCAGGCCAGACGACCGAAGGCGGCGCGGTGCGTTCTACGGTCTTCTCGGCGCAGGGCGATCACCCCGAGGGTGGTCCGCAACCGGCGCTCGGACCGCCGCCGAGCGAAGCCGAGGTTCAGGCATCCCAGTCAGCCAACCCAGCCGGATCAAACTAGCACTAGCTAGCCTAGCTAGCCTAGCCAGCGGGGCCAGCCCGAGCGGCCACCCCGGTCCGTAGCCGGTGCTGACCGAGCCACCACCCGGCGAACAATCCGCCGAATAACCAAAATTCGGGCCAACCCGGCGGCCGTCGCCGCTTGACTGTGGAGGATCGCATTTGCTCCCCGGCAGTTACGGTTGGCCCGGGCGCCTTTTCTGTCCATCTCGATCAAACCCAAGGGGGGTTGCTTTGCAATACCTGCCGCAACCGGTGCGCCCTAGCGGAGAGCGCGCCCATCTCGTGATTTGCTACAAAAACTTTGCCGCCCACAAGCACATTAGCCATATCGGCCTCGGGGTCACCGCGCTGACCAATGCGAAGATCCTCAACGCCGCCGGCTACTGGACGGAGGTCTGGCCAATCCTCTCGGCCGCCGATCTGAACGACCGGCTGCACAAGAGCCGGGCCACCAACACCCAGCAGAGCCAAGCGCCGATCAGCCACGTCGTGATCAGTGCGCCATGGATCCCGACCAAGGATCTGCAGCAGCTGACCATGCAATGGTCCGATACGCAGTTCTACGTCGTCAGCCACAGCAATGTCGGGTTTCTGCAAGCCGACCCCAATGGTGTGACGCTGCTGCGCGAAGACGGCGATCTGCAGACCAGCTCGATCAATTTCCAGATCGGTGCCAACAACCGCAAACTGATCGACTGGTGGCAGAGCGTCTACCGCACGCCGATGCGCTGGCTGCCGAACATGTACGACCTCAGCGCGGCACAAACCGTGCCGCAGCGCTGGTTACCGGGCAAACCGTTGCGGATCGGCTCATTCGGTGCCACCCGGCCACTCAAGAACATTCTGACCGCCGGCGCCGCCGCACTCGAGATCGCCTCGCGCCTGCAAGCGGACCTCGAATTCCATGTGTCCTCTGGGCGCGCCGAAGGTGGCGGCGACACGATCACCAAGGCGTTGCTGGCGCTCTACGCCAATCTGCCGACCGCCAGGCTGGTGCAGGACGGCTGGCAGTCCTGGGCAGAATTCCGCCGGGTCGTGCGCAGCATGTCACTGCTACTGCAGCCGAGCTATACCGAGTCATTTTGTATGGTCGTCGCCGATGGCGTCGCCGAAGGCGTTCCGGCCGTAACGTCAGATGCGATTGATTGGGTTCCCAGGCGATGGCAAGCAACGGATGATAACGCCGACGACATCGCCAATGTCGGGATCCACCTGCTGCACGATCCGAACGCGGTCGAGGCCGGGCTGACCCATCTAAAGGCGCACAACGCCGCAGGGCTCGCCGCCTGGTCGACCATGCTGACGAGTACCGCACGATGATTGACGCTGGAAAATTCGCGACGCCGACCACTCCGACACCGTTCAACGACGGTCAGCAGTCATTCCTCCGCTTTGGTCTCGACGCCAAGAACGCCGCCGCCGAGCTGCGCCGCCTGGCCGATGCGATCGAGCAGAAACTGATCCTGATCCAGTCGGTGCAGACCGGCACGGTCGCGGACCTGCATGACTACGTTCTGCAGGCCATCATGATCACCTTCGCCGAGCGCGAGGTCATCGAGGCCAGAGACGAAGCGGTCGTCGCCGCCGCGCTTTATGGGCCAGGCAGCCAGTTCCCCGTCGCCGTCGCCGAGGCGTAATGGATGCAGCCGGCCACCGTTCACACGCGGCAGTGGCGCCGGCCGGCGCGCAAGCTCACCGAACCGCAAGTCGCCCGCATCAGGGCATTGCCTTGGGAGCCGTGCACTCGCCTGGCGCGCGAGCTTGGCGTCTCGCCGTCGCTGGTGTCACAGATCCGCAACGGCTACCGCTACAAGCGGGCGCTGCCGCAACAGACCTATTACGCGCGCGTCACCGATGGTAGCGAGCGGTATGCGCTCGGGTCATTCTTGACCCCCGAGGCGGCGCAGAACGCGATCGATAATTTCCCGCGCACCAACCGCTGGCCGCGCGGCTCGATCGAGCGAACCAAGCAGGGCCGCTATCGCGCGCGCGTGGCATTAAACACTTACGCGACCCGCTGGGCGGCCGAACGCGCGATCGAGAAAGCGATGACGGCGTTACGGCCACTTTCGTTGAAATGAAATTCGAATGGACTGTCCACACTGTGGGGGCCCAATCGACAGCGGAGCGCGCAAGCCGCTCAAGCATCCCTGCTTTGACGATCGCTACCACTGCATCATCGTCGGCGAGGAGCAGCGCTACGTCAGGCCGGGGCCGTGGCGGGTCTTGCTGTTGCTGCGTGAACGCTTCGAGCGCTTCGTGCCGCACGGCTTTCTCGCGCAATACTCGGCCGCCGATCCGCTCGATGGCGGCAGCACCGACTCGACCAAGGTCCACGTCACCCGGCTGCGGGCGAGGCTTCGCGGCTCACCGTTCGCGATCGCCACCCAACACAACCTCGGCTACGGGCTGTTTCCGGTCGGGGAAGTCGCGATTGGGGAAGATCGTGGCAACGGCCGGCGCTTTTACCGCGCTGTCGAACGCGCGCCGGCAACCACGGTGGCGCAATGGTCCGAAGAAGAAATTTGATCGGAGAGCGTCATGGCCGCTGGTGACCTGACAAGCCTTGCCAACGTCAAGACGTGGCTCAACACGACGGGCACTTTCGGCTCGACCGATGACACGACGCTGACCCGGCTGGTCACCGCGGCGAGCGGGTTTCTGGCGCGCTATCTCGGCCGCGATGTCGTGCTGACCAATTACAGCGAGTTGCGCGACGCCTACGGCCCCGCTTCGAACGCCTTTGTGTTCGCCAATTACCCGGTGCAGCAGGTCTACGGCGTCGTCGTCGCCGGCGTCTCGATCCCGCCGATCCCGCAAACCAGCGGCACCCTGACCACCAACGCGACGACCGCGGCCGGCAATGCGACCCTGCATTTCGCCAACGTGCCGAGCTGGATCGTCGCAGGCCTCCAGATCACCGACCCGACGACATTGAACGCGATCCAGGCGAACACCACGGTGCAGTCGACGACCTCGACCACCGTCGTGATGAGCCAGGGTGCGGGCAGCGCTGGTGTGTCGAGCGGCGATCTGATCGTCTTTCAGCCGACTCCGGGCTCGCTCGTCAACGCGTTGCCAACCACGTTTTATCCGCCGGCCGGCTACACCTTCACGCCGACCAAGCTGGTCATCACCGGCTATCCGATCCCACGTGTGCAGCAGTGCGTCAGCCTGATCTACCAGGCGGGCTATGCAACGGTTCCCTACGAGATCGAGCAGGCCTGCATCGAGCTGGTGGCGCTGCGCTATCGGATGGAACGCCAGCACCCGGGTGTGGTCGCCGACCACATCGGCACCGCCGCCGGCGACGGGGTTACCTACAGCCAGAAGGATATGAACCCCTGGATGTGCAGAGATCTGCAGCAGTTCAAGTCGGTCGTGCCAGTCTCGCCAATGCCAAGGGGCTTCTGATGTCAGCCTTGCCCGGCCAAGACTATCCGATCATCCTCGACGTGCCGCTGCAGTATGACGAGCTGCGCGCCCTGCCGCGCTGCGCCAACTGCCCGTATGCCGAACCCGACAAGGACGACGGCAAGCTCTACTGCCACGAAAGCTCGGTGCGCGCTCAGCCGGTCGTCATGGTCCAACCGCCAAAGCAAAACACGCCGGTGCTCACCGCGGGCGGCGGGCTGATCCCACCCAAGCCCGAGGTCGTGGTGCTCGGCGTCACGAGCTTCTGGCCCGAGGTCCAGCCCGACTGGCGGTGCTGGCAACATCCCAAGCTGCAGACCGAGCGGCGCCGGCTGGAGAATGGTCTCTGATGACGCCCCTCGAAGAACTGTCGCTGCGCACGCCGGTTTGCGAGTTTCTCTACCAATCGCATGACGTGATCGAGGCGGCGATCGGCGACCAAGTGTTGATCCAGGCGATCGGAGTCAGCGCCCGGATCATTGCCGAGTCGCTCAGAGAAGGCGGCCAGATCCTGATCGCCGGCAATGGCGGCAGCGCCGCGCAGGCGCAGCATTTCGCCGCCGAGCTGGTCGGGCGGTTCGCGCGCGACCGCGCACCGCTTCCGGCGATCGCCCTCGGTGCCGATGTCGCGAGCCTGACCGCGATCGCCAATGACTATGGCTTCGCCCACGTCTTCGAGCGCCAGCTGATCGCACTGGTGCGCCCGGGCACGGTCTTGGTCGCGATCTCGACCTCGGGCAAGTCGCAGAATGTTTTGCGGGCGGTCGAGGCCGCGCAGCGCTTGGACCGCATCCCGATCATCGCGATGACCGGGCGCCCGGGCGGCCCGCTGGCCGACGCCTGTCCCCTCACGATCGTCGCCCCGTCCACCGAAACCCCGCTGGTGCAGCAGCTGCACCTGGTCGCGGCGCACGCGATCTGCGGTCTGGTCGAGGCGATCCTTTTTGGCGAGGTGCCGAAATGAGCTTCGCTGCCGAGTGGAAGGGTCTGGATGAGCTCCTCGACCGTCTGCGACGCGCCTCGCCGGACATCCGGCATCGGATCAATCTGGCGACACGCGGTTCCGGCGAACTCGTCGCCTCGCAGGCGCGCGACAATCAGCGGAGCCTGTTCAAGGGCTCCGGGAAGGTCGCCGACATCTCGGTCCAGGTGACCCGCAGCGGCGACACGGTCACCGCCGACATCACCGCCGGCGGAACACCCTATGCCCGGATCCACGAATTGGGCGGCACGATCCACCTGCCGGATATTTTCCCGGTCCAGGCCAACGCGCTGCATTGGATCAGCAAGGAGGGTGACGAGGTTTTCGCCAAGCATGCCCGGGCGCATGACGTGGTTATCCCCGAGCGCTCCTATCTGCGCTCGGCGCTCAAGCAGCGCGAAGACGACATCATGCGGGTGTTCCGGGAGGCCGTCGCTGGCGCCGGGAACGTCACCCAGGCCGCATAGCGGGGGTTTCGATGTCGACGTGTCCTCCGACCCGCGAGCAGGTCTTCAGCGCGGTCTTCAACCTGGTCAACGGGCTGCCGGGCTTTGCGCTGACGACCCGCCGCTACACTCGCCCCTCGGCCGTCGAGGCGATCAACTGCCCGTGTCTGATGAGCTGGGAGCAGCCCGAGAAGACCGAGGGCGCCGAGCTCGGGTTGCGCAGGCGCTGGTGGGAGGTCTGGTACATCATCGTCTACTACAACAACGACAGCTATACGCCGGGTGCGACGATCCTCAACCCGCTGATCGACACGGTCGAGGCGGCATTCGCCCCGGACAACTATGTGCACCAGACGCAGACACTCGGCGGGCTGGTGCAGGCGGTCTACATCGACGGTGCGACGGTCAAGGCGATCAGCGACGTCGACATCGACCACGGCCAGGGTGGTGCCGTCATCCCGGTGCGGATTCTCGTGCCCTAGTTGCGCACCCGCCGGTTCAGATAGGCGATCAAACTGCGCTTCAGCTCGTCGCTGCCGGGGCTGTCGCGAATGACCTGACGCAGCTTTGTGGCACTGATCTCATAGGCCGAGAAGTCGACCCCTTGCGCCATGGCCGCGTCGATGCGGTCCAACATGCCGGGCAGCCAGAGGCGGCGGCTATCCATGTGCACGTCGTTGACGGGCTGCAGACCGCCGAGGGTCAAGGCTTTCTGCAGTGGCCTCCGGCGTCGGGTCTCCCGGGACGTCCGGCAGCCGCTTCCATGACTCTGTCGGGCTAAGACACCAAACCGACCCGTCAGAGCACAGCGCAAACAGCGTGTTCGCAGAGGCGGCGATCTGAATAATCCGCTTTATCAAGGGGGTTCTCCGAAATGACCACTCATCTCTACCACGCCGGCTGATGCTCGATCTACCTGACGTCACGCTGGTTGCGATCGATGCCGGTCCGGTTGCCGATCTCGTCGACCAGGCGATCAACGACTGCCTCGATCACGTCCGGTTTGCCGATGTCTTGTCGAGCGGGCACCTGCCCGCGCCGATCGACGGCATCGACGCCTGGAACAAGGCGATCTGGCACACCGTGCCGGAGCTGATCAAGACCAGCCATTACCTAGTGATCCAGTGGGACAGCTGGATCATCAACCCGGCAGCTTGGTCCGACGACTTTCTTGGCTACGACTACATCGGCGCACCGTGGGGTTGGCACCGCGGCGGACCCGAAGTCGGCAATGGCGGCTTCTCGCTGCGTAGCAAGCGCCTGGGGCTGTACCTACGCGATAACGCCGAGGTGTTCCCGGTCAAGTTCCCCGAGGACGACTGGCTGTGCCGCCGCTATCGGCCACTGCTGCGCGGTGACTTGCTGTTCGCACCCGATGCCGTCGCCTACCGCTTCTCGCGCGAGCGCACCGGCTGGGAACTGAGCCAACCAAGCTTTGGCTTTCACGGCCTGTGGAACTTCCCGCGTGTGCTGAGCATGCGGCAACTCGGCGAACGCATTGCGCTGTTCAATGACTATGTCACCAGCCGCGTCGAGTACCCGCAGATGCTGCAGGCAATGTACGAGCGGAGGGCGAAGGCATGATCACGCCCGACACGCTCTACACCGTGCTGACCTATGAGCTTACGCAATACCCATTCCCGGCATTGATCACCGAACTGCTCGGCGAAAAGGACCTGTCGTTTCTGCGCGACGAGCTGCCACTGCATACGCGCGCGACCGACCAGAAGACGCGGTGGCACGAGCGGTTCTATGCCACGCGCGAGCTCTGGGCACCGCTTTATACCGACTTTGTGATGGAGTTCGTTGCCCGGCAGTTCAGCGAACCCTTCCTCGTCCAGGCGATCCCGACCTTCCGGGTGCATCAGCCGGGGAATGTCGCGGTCGGCGAGTATCACAGCGACGGCGACTACGGGCATCCGGCAGGTGAGACGAATTTTTGGCTGCCGCTGACGCGGGCCTCGGGCACTAGCTCGGTCTTCCTTGAGGAGGGACCGAACCGGCGACGCTCGATCAGTGCTTGGCCCGGTGACGTCGTGGTGTTTGACGCGATCGCCACGCGCCACGGCAACGAGATCAACGGCGAGCGCTTTAGCCGGGTCAGCTTTGATTTCCGGTGTCTGCCGTACCGGCTCTACCGCGGCGAGGGCGAGGCGCGCTCGGTCAACATGGGCAAGCGCTTTGCACCCGGCGAGTACTACGCCGACATCGTCGTGCCGGGCCGCGCATGATCACCGACGAGCAGCGGATGGCGTGCAACGCCTTTTATCAGACCTTTGGTCTATTGCACGACGGGCGGATTGGAACCCTGCGGCACCAAAGCGGGGCGACTTACAAAGTCCGCCTGCATGAATGCCGGCAGGAGGGCGACGAGTTCATCTTCCGGCTGGAAATTCTCGATAAGGCGGAGGGCAGCGCGTGAGGGCGCGGGGCAACGAGCCGAGCCGGCTGCTAAGCCTCGACGACGAGCCCTGGCGGCCGTCGCAGCGGCTCTATTCGCTGGCCCATGACATCGCGGGTCTGGCACCCAGGATCACCCACCGCAGGCTCGGTGCACGGCCCTCGGCCGGCCGGCGCTGGTTCGAGGTCTTTCCGGGCCAGCACTACCACCTCTTGACCGCGATCTCCGTGGTGCTCGGCCCGCGGATCATCTGGGAGTTTGGCACCGATACCGGGATGAGCGCGGTTGCCATGCTCGAGGGCAATGCGCTGGCGCGGATCTACACCGTCGATATCGAGCCCTGGTGCACCAAACAGGATCCCTGGCTCCTCGAGGCGGACTTTGCGGACGCGCGGGTGACTCAGGTCGTGAAAGATATGGCGGCCCCAGACCTGTTCGCGACCTGGGGCGAGTGTATCGCCGGGGCCGAGTTGATCTTCGTCGATGGCCCCAAAGACGGGCTAACCGAGCGGACATTCCTCGCTCGGTTGGCCGCCGTCCCGTTCCGCCGCTCCCCGATTGTGGTCTTCGACGACATCCGGGTCATGAACATGATCGACATCTGGCGCGGCATTGCGCGGCCCAAGATGGACCTGACGAGCTATGGCCACCACACCGGCACCGGGCTCGTCGATTGGTGCGGGAGTCTATGATGGCAGTGGTCCCCGGCACCCCCCTCGACGCCGAGCGCATTCGCAGCACGCTGAGCCAAGCCAGAGGGGTGTTCCTCGAGCTGAGCCTCGAGGATAGGGCTGAGACTGCCAAGACGATCTTGCCCTTCTACGAGGTCCTTGCCGCGGCCTATGCCGAGTTTGTGGTGTTCCTGCGCGCCATGCAGGACGGGGCTGCGGGCACCGCTTGATGACCGCGCAATTCGACTCGCTGATCGGCGGCCGTCGCAACGCGGCACTGCGCGAGGCGATCCAGCAAGGCGCACAGAATTTTACCTACAAGGGCCATCCCTGCTGGAAAGATCCGTTTGACCTGGCGCTCTACTCGATGCTGCTGTGGCGCGAAAAGCCGCGGACCATCATCGAGATCGGCTCGGCCTTTGGTGGCTCAGCGCTGTGGTTCCGCGACATGCAGGTAGCGATGGGGATCACCCCCTGCATGGTGATGTCGATCGACGTCAACCCGCCGAGCACGACCATCCCCGGCCTCGCCTTTCTGCAGGGTGACGCACACGATCTCGGCAGGACGATCCCGCCGCAGTGGCTCGCCAGTGAGATGGCGCGGCCGTTGCTGGTGATCGAAGACAGCTCACACGAGCCCGAGACCACGCTCGCGGTGCTGCACTTCTTCGACCCCTGGCTGCGGCCGGGCGAGATGATCGTGGTCGAGGACGGCAACGCCGACGAGCTCTATCCCGGCCGGCACCGCCGCGGCGGACCGCTGACCGGGCTCAACGAATTCATGGCCGAGCGCCGCGTCGACTATGTGCGCGCCGCCGAATATTGCGATTTCTTTGGCCAGAACGTGACCTTTAACCCCGACGGTTATTGGCGGAAGATCCGATGAGGCCGCCAAAGATGAGCGCCTTCGTGATCGCCTATAACCGGGCGGAATTACTTCGCGCTTGCTTGCGGCGGGTGCGTTTTGTCGACGAGCTCATCGTCGTCGATAAGTCTTCGACGGACGAGACCCCCATGGTCGCGCGCGAGCTCGCCGACCGTTATGAGCTGGTGCCGTGGACCCCGGTCGTCGAGGATACCCGGGCCTACGCGCAGAGCCTGTGCTCGCACGAGTGGATCATCTGCCTCGACGACGACGAGATCCTCTCGCCCACGGCACCCGAGGGGATCGGCGAGGTCATCGCGAAATGCCCCGAGGCGGATGTCTTCTACCTCCCGATCCGCCATTACATCCTCGGGCGGTTCGACCCGCGAAGCTACCCCGAGGAGCTGCGGCCGGCCCTCTATCGCCGCGGCATGATCCACTACCCCACTGAGGTACACGCCTCCGCGGTCGTCGATCCCGAGTGCCGGCAGCGGGTCAAGGTCGAGGGCATCTGGCTCGATCACCTCTCCCATCCCGATGTCGCGGCCTACCTCGAGAAGACCAACCGCTACACCTCGCGGCCGGAGCGCAGCGGGGCGAAATTGCCGGCGGATCTGGCGATTTTTGCCCGGCATCAGATCGGCTTGGTCCCGGTCGGCGCCGACCCCTACGTCCAGGCGGTCGGGCTGCTGCGCGCGCTCTACGACATCGTCGACGGGCTCAAGCGCTGGGAAGCGACCCAGCCCAACGGCCACGAGGTCTTCCGCCAGTTCTGCCAAGCGATCGAACAGGAGAACGATGCCCTTGGCGAACCGTGGTTTGGCAAAGCCGACGGGGAGCCGTGGCGATGAGCAACCCCAAGGAGGCCGCGTGATGGATTTCTGTGTCGTCGATCGCGCGAGGCCGGATCTCGGCGGTAACCTACGCGGCGGCGACAGCTGCAGCTTTACCCCGACGCTATGGCGCTATCTGATCGACAGGTTCGGCGTCCGCTCGGTGTTGGACGTCGGCTGCGGGGAAGGCCACGCGGTCGCGTTTTTCAATCGTCAAGGCGTCTACGCTCACGGGATCGATGGTCTGCCGCTCAATGTGGAACGCGCAGTCTTCCCGATCGCGTTGCACGACCTCAAGGCTGGTCCCTACACGATGCCTGTCGACCTCGTGCTCTGCGTCGAGGTCGTCGAGCACATTGAGGAGTGCTATCTCGAGTCGCTGATCAAGACGCTGAGCAATGGCCGCATCATCGCGATGACGCATTGCCTGCCGGGGGTGGACGGGGGCCATCATCATGTCAACCTGCAGCCCAAGGAATATTGGGTAAAGCACGTTCAGCAGATGGGCTACACGCTGGCCACTGATAACGACCTCTACCGCACGATCGCCCACGCCGAAACCGGGCCGAAATATTTTTCAGAGTCCGGTCTTGTGTTCATCAGGGACACCGCACCATGAAAAAACTGCACATTGGCTGCGGCAACCATCCTCTGCCGGGTTGGACCAACACTGACCTCAACCCGTGGCGGCCCGACATCCTGCGCATGGATGCGACACAGCACTTTCCGTTTGCCGACGGCGAGTTCGATTACGCCTTTAGCGAGCACATGATCGAGCATGTCCCGCACGCCGGCGGCTTGACCATGCTCGCCGAGTGCCACCGGGTCATGAAGCCGGGTGGCCGGATCCGCATCTCGTGCCCCGATCGCGCGTTCATCCAGCGGCTATGCGGCCCGGCTGAGCAGCTGACCGACACTGACTGGCGCTACGTCGCTTGGGCGAAACAGCATTTCGGCATGAAGACCGCGCTCGATGTCGGGGTCAACTTGGCCAATGGCTTTGGCCACCAGTTCATCTACAGCGTGTCACTGCTGCACCGCGCGTTGGTCGGCGCCGGCTTTGCCAGCATCACTCAGCACCTGATTGGACAGAGCAGCGACCCCGAATTGCGCGACCTCGAAAACGACGGGCGCATGCCACCGGGGTTTCTGCAGCTTGAGACGATGACCCTCGAAGGCGTGGTCGCCTGATGGCGATCACAGTTGAACAAGACACCAGCGCAAAGCGTGGCGCCACCATCAAGCTAGAGACGCGCGCCGATCTGGCAGAATTTTATTCGGCACTGGTCGCCGGCAACGTCAAGGGTGTCGCCTTTGATGTTGTTGTGAAGCTGCTCAGCTTTCTCTCGGAGTAGAGCCGCATGAAGCGCTCGCGCCAGCGCCACGCCGCAAAGCGTCGGTTGAAACGCGCACAGAAGGAATGTCGCCAGCGGGCGGCTCAGCGGAGTAAAACACCATGACTCCACAAGAAAAAGCGCAACGCGTCGCCGACAGCCTCGGCATCAAGATGTATGTGGCGACCGACGGCCAGGTGACGCAGTTCCCCTCGCCGGGTGCCGAGCGGTTTGACCCGCCGGCCCGGGCGAACACAGACGCGTTCGGTCGGACCGCTGGTGCGGCGACAACCGCTGATGCGAGCGGCGAAGACCCAGCTCAAATGTAGGACGGCGCCTTTGGATAGGGCCTTGTCGCAAAGATCGTCCTGTTCGCGCCGACGCGGTGCTGCACGTCGCGACGGATGTCGACATAGCGGTCGCCGAGTGCCGTCCCAAAGGTCGCCGTCTGGCCCGGGCCGCGGCACAGCGTGAAATGCGGGGCTAAGCCCTCCGCTCGCAGCGCGTCCATCTTCAGCCGCATCGCGCCTTGGTCGTTCGGGTGATTGAGCACGCACCAGAGTGCGGCAACCCCGCAGTTTGAGATCGCGCTCTTGTCAAAGCGCGCCACTGCCGGGGCGAGCTGCCGGACCGTCTGGCGCCGCATGCCGGCGTAGAAGGCGAGATCTTTCCTCAGCTCCTCGGTGATCTTCATCTGGGTCTCGAACTCGCGCAGCGCCTCGTCGAGGTCGCGGTCGGGAAACGACACGGTGACCGCAGTATGCGGCATCACCTCGAGCGTGATCGCGGTCCAGCCGGGATCGGCGCGCCACTTTTCCAGCTGTTCGACCGACATCCGTTCGACGGTCATTCGGGCCTCTTGAGCTGACGCTCGTCGATCTCGGCAAACGACTCGTCGCTGTATTCGCCGCTAATCCGGCCAGCGATCCACCAACCCGGCATGACGAGCGCGGCGTGCGGGTTCCAGTGTGCGATCTGCCAAGCGCAACCCTGCTCTCGCTCTTTGACCCAATAGTAACCGGGCTGACGTGTGGCTGCAGTCATTCGACCTCCACGGGCATACCAAGCGAGATCACATCAAAGGGCCGGCGACCGGTCACTTGCACGACACTGCTCAGTTCCCTGGGTTTGTCGAGAAAAGCGCGGGCAAGATCGCGCGCGGCAACGTCGTCCACTGCCTGGACGCGCATCGTGTAGCGCCCCCGCACCTCGACCTCAAGGTCGTAAGTTTTCAGCATTTCCAAGGATACCCCCGTGAGCAGACGCGCCGCCGACGAATTTGAGACGATCCATGCCCGCATGATCCAGCTACGACGCGAGACTGCCAAATCCCAAGAGCGAAAGCACGTCAATTTGAAGGGCGAGGAAATCGGCAGCTGCGCCGAGTGCGAGACCAACTGCACCGCATGCACCGGCAAGTGTTCCTGGGGGTGACCCAATGATCATCGATATTAGCCATTGGGATGGAACAATCGATTGGGACGCAGTCAAGGCTTCCGGGCTCGTCGACGGCGTGATCATCAAGGCGACGGAGGGCCACACCTGGGTCGACCCTGAGTTTTTCGCCAATCTGCGCGGTGCCGAGCGCGTCGACCTTCCCTACGCAGTCTATCATTTCTGCGATGCGAACCCACCGGCCGCGCAAGCCGCGCATTTTCTGCAGCTCGTCTCATGCCTGCCCTTCCTCGCCCTCGATGTCGAGGCGAATGGCAGCAACACGATCACCGTCGCTCAGACGGCGGAGATCGTCACTCGGCTGGGCATGGTTCGCGGCACCTTGCCGCTGCTCTACATCAACCGCTATGGGCCAGACGGCATCGGCACCGGTCTGCCAAACCGCGTGCTCTCGAAGTGTCAGTTATGGCTGCCCGAGTACGGCACTCGTCCGGTGCCGCCGCTCGGTTGGTCCAATTATACCCTGTGGCAATACACCGACCAAGGGGTCGTGCCTGGAGTGCCCGGCGACAACGGGTTCTGCGATCTCAGCCGGTTCAATGGCGACGCCGTTGAACTGGCGGCGTTCTGGGCCACCCGGCATTAGCCGATGGACCTGCTCTCGTTCGCCGCCCAGCTCAAGGCAATCGGTGGCGAGCTGGCGCAGGCCCAGGTCATACCGTCGCCAGTGGCCGACGAACCGCCGCCGGCGCATGCAGTCGACTGCGGTACGTGCACCGCGTGCTGCCATCTGGGCGTGTATCTGCTGCCCTGGGATGACGCCTCGCAATACCAGACCGAGGCCGACGGCAAATTGCTCAAGCGCGGTCCCGATGGCGGCTGTGTCTATCTGGGCGAGACCGGGTGCACGATCTACGAACGCCGGCCGCTCGCCTGCCGCACGTTCCACTGCGGCATGTTTGTCGCGCGCATGAGCGCCGATGAACGCGCCGAATATCAGGCTAAAGGCGTAGCACTCGGCAATCGGCAATTCGCCCGGGTGCTCGCCGAAGGCGACAAACGCAGCGGCGGGCTGGCCTAGCGGCATAAAGAAAGGCGGGTCCCAACCCGGCCCGCCTTTCGCAGGCTGCAGCACGGAGACCTTAGCACATGGGCTGTCCCTGCCGCGAGATCCGTCGCGTCATCGCACGATGGCTGCCGGGCGGCAAACAACTGGTCGGGCTGCTGCCCGACCTCCCTCCCGAGAGAGGGTCTGAACCAATTCCCGCAAAAGGATCTGAACCAATGGGATCTGAACCACTGAAGATGCTGGCGCGTGTTGCCGGGCAGTCGTTCCACCTGGTGAGCGGCAATTCCTATTACGCCGACGAGAACCGGGTGATCCGTGACATCGATATTCACGACGTGGCCGCGCTGCGCCGGGTTGGCTGCGAAGTGCTGCCGGAGGAGCAGACAGAGGTCGATACCGCCGCAGCTGAAAGCGTTGAGACCCATGCCGTAGGGCAAGCCTTTGAGGACGCGCCCGAGGCAGAGCTCGAGGCTGCGGAGCACGAGGTCGACGCGGAGCGCGGCGAGTGATCCATGCGCCGCTGACCGCGCCAGCCGATGACGGCAAGTTCATTCCGACGGCGCACCGCTACTTTCTGTCGGGCAAGGAATATGAGGACCGCGGCAATCTCGGTGCGGCCGAGCATTGCTTTGTCTCGGCACTGCGCCTCGACCCCAATCATCACGCGGCGCTGACCCACCTGGCGTGCATCGTTGGCGACCGCCGGCAATTCGATGCTGCGGTCGCCTTGGCGCAGCGCGCGGTCAACCTCGAGCCGCAAAACCCGGCTTATCTGGGCAACCTCGGCAACGCGCTGTTTCGCGCCGATCGTTACGTCGAGGCCGGAGCCGCGCAGATGGCGGCGCTCAAGATCGTCGGCGAAAAGAAAGCCCTTGGCGCCGATATCGACCCGCTTAGCGTCGCCGGGCTGTGGCACAACCTCGGCCTGGCGCGGGTCGCCGCCGGCAAGCCCACACAAGCCGTCGAGTGCTTTCGCAGGGCCCGTGACCTGGCCCCCGAGGAACAGCGGATCCGCCGCGACCTCGGCATCGGCCTGCTCGCCTGCGGTGAGTTACCCGAAGGCCTGCTGCACCACGAGGCGCGCTGGGACGACCTGGCGAAATACCCGGTGTGGGACAGCGGCATCCCGCGTTGGGACGGCGAGGACCTCGAGGGCAAGACGATCATCGTTCATCACGAGCAGGGCTTTGGCGACACGCTGCAATTCTGCCGGTTTCTGCCGCAGCTGCGCGCCGGCGGGGCGCATGTCATCGCCGCGGTGCCGCAACCGCTGATGCGGCTGATCAGCATCTCGGGCCTCGCCGACGAGGTCGTCCTGGTCGACGGGCCGCCGCCGCCGGCGCACTACCACTGCCCGATGATGTCGGTGCCGCTGCACCTGCAAACCACGCTCGACACCCTGCCGTCGGCGCCATATCTGCGCGCCCCCGATACCGGTCTGGGTATCCCGGTTCTCAAGCCGCCGGGGGTCCAGCTGATGGTCGGCGTGGTCTGGGCCGGGTCCTCCGGCTACATCCCCGACATGCGTCGCTCGATGCCCTTCAAGCACCTGATGCGTCTGGCGGAGATGCCGCAGCTCGCCTTCGTCTCGCTGCAAAAGGGCGAGCGCGCCGGCGACATCCAACGCGACGGCCTGCGCTCGGGGTTCGGCGATCTCTCCGGGGTCCTGGGTGACTTCGCCGACACGGCGGCGGCGTTGATGCAGGTCGACCTGGTCCTATCGGTCGACACCTCGGTGGTGCACCTGGCGGGTGCGCTTGGCCGGCCGACGATCGTGATGCTGGCGAACTGGCACTGCTGGCGCTGGCTTACCGAGCGTGACGACACCCCGTGGTATCCGAGCATGCGACTGGTCAAGCAGCCGGTTCCCGGCGATTGGGACAGTGTCATGCAGATGGTCCGCGAGATCATCGAGGACTCGGAGATCGAGTCGATCACCAGCGGCGTCGCCAAGACATCGCTCGCCGCCTGATATAGCTAACGAATTAGTCCGACAGCGCCCTGCGGGGCGCTTTTTCTTTGCCTGATTTTCAAGAAAACGCCCTTGGGCAAGGCGCTCGCCAACGTCGGATGACCGTCGGCATTCCCTTCGCGGGAGCCCGAGGGGGGCATCCCGACATCGTATCGCCCACCAGTCCAACGCCGCGATGGCGTCGGTTTCCTCACATTGGAGAGTTAAGCAATGGTCGCCTACAATTTCGGCGTCGGTAACTGGTTTTGCAAACGTACCGACACCGCCAACCAAGTGGTCACGCTGCTCGGTGTGCTCCAGGACATGGAGATCAGCATCGATCGCACCAACAAGGAGCTGATCGGGCAATACGCATTGCCGGTCGACATCGCCCAGGCGCAGATGAAGATCACCGGCAAAGGCAAGTATGCCCAGATCGGCGCCACCAACCTCAACAACACGATCCTCGGTCAGACGCTGACCTCGAGCTCTGGCTTCCAGATCGCCGCACCGGAGAACCACACGGGTGCCGCGACCGTCACGGTCACCAACGGCGCGACCTTCTCGGAAGACCTGGGTGTGCGCTACCACTCAACCGGCAACCCGCTACAGCCGGTAACCGCCACGCCGTCTGCCGGGCAGTATATCGCCGGTGCCGCGGGTGTCGGTGCCTACACGTTCAATGCCGCCGATACGGTGTCGCTGGATGTCTACTACAGCTACAACGTGACGACGATGAACCAGATCAACGCCGCCAACCAGCTGATGGGGCAAGGCACGACCTTCGAGCTGCTCGGGTCGAATACCTACAACGTCTGCGGCGTGACCAAGGTGATCTCGGTCAAGCTCAATCAGTGCAAAGCATCGCGCACTTCTTTGCCGATGAAGAACGTTGACTACACAATGATGGACCTCGAGTTCCAGGCGTTCGCCGACTGCTCCAACAACTGGGGCATCATCGCCATGACCGACTTGTAAGCCACGCTCCTCATCCGATCCGTGGCTTACCGGGCTCGCTGCGCTGCTGGGCATTCTCAGGGACCCAGCGGCGCGGCGCAGCCGCTTTTCAAGGGGGTTTTAATTGCCAGATTTCGATCCACAGGCTCTTGTGCGTGAGTTCAACACGCTCACGGGCGCCCAGATACCTGCGCCCGCAGCATCGCCCGCAGCAGCGCCGGCTGCAGCGACATTGCCGCCACCCTTTCCGGGCGGCAGTGCGACGCATCTGCTGGCCTCGCCCAACGAGCACGCCAAGAGCACCGGCGCACCGTGCATTCGGCTTGTTGGCACAGATTGGCCGATCCCGCTGTTGGCACCGCGACAGAACCGCATCGTCGTGCCTGCCGTAGCGAAGATCACCAAGCGGATGCGTGACATCGCCGAACAGAAATTCGCCACCATCAAAGACGACGAGCGCCAAAGCCTGATCGAGAGCCTCGGCTCAGAGACCGAGCTGCGTTCGCGGCTGTGGCGGGTCACCGATTTCTCGTTCGAGATCATTTCAGCCCTTGAGCCCGAGTTTTTCGATCTGCTCAGCGATGCGCTCTATTGGTCGCTCACTCGCGCGCATCCGACGCTGACCCGGCAGCAATTCGACGACATGCCGATCGGCATGATGGAGATGGTCGACGCGGTCGGCATCATCGCGCAGCAGACCGGCATGATGCGCCGCACCGAGACCGAGGCCGCCGGCCCTTTAGCGACCGGGGAGCCGCCGAGCCCAAGCTCCCAGATTTCGACGCCATCATCGCCCACGTCTGCAACCGGCTAAAAGGCTCGCGCTGGGAGTGGTGGGAAGATGACCTGACCTTCCCGCGGCTCGAGGCGCTTTACACCGAATGGGGTGACGAGCCGCCAGCTGACGTCTTTGTCGCCGCGTATTTTGGCTACAAGCGACCGCGGCGCGCCTTGGACGAGCCCAATGCGTGGCAGATGGTCGCCGACTTTCCGAGCGGTTTCATCGGGCTCGACCGCTAGCCTACGCGGTCTCGTTCGAGCTCGAGCAGGCGGGCCTCGACGGCGTCCATGACGGTGTCGCGCGCGGCCCGCAGCCGCACCGTCATCCCGATCAGCAGAACCAGCTCGGCGGCGTTGAACAGGATCAACAGCCCGAGCCACGGCAGGATTTCGAACGCGATATTCGAGCAGTCCATCCCGCCAATTCCTTAATGTGCTTTCACCAGACGGAGGTCGACCATGCCAGACGGCACGATCAACGTCAAAATCACGGCTGAAGCCTCCGGCTTTACCAGCGGGATCAACCAATCGGCCGACAGCGTCAAAAAGCTCCAGAGCGAGCTTACGAAGCTGCAGTCGGACTTGGCCAAGACCGAAACCCAAGTCGCGGAGGTAACCCAGGGCTTTGGTGAGCAGGCCAAGGCTGCCGTCGAAGCGCAGAGCGGCATCGCCGGAATGCGCGCCGAGATCACCGCGCGGCAAGGGCAGATCGCCCAGATCAACGCCGAGATTGTGGCGCGGAAGGCATTGACGGCGGCGGCAATGGAGAATGCCCGCGCCGAAAACCAGGCGTCCACCGGCGTTCGCTATTACTCGGAGATCCCCGAGCAGCTCGACCAGGCAAGCGAGGCGCATCACCGCTTGCAGTTCGCGACAGCGGGAACGACGCGCGAGTTCATTGTCCTCGGCCACGAGGCGATCAGCGGGAATTTCAACCGCATCCCCGGATCGATCCTGGTGCTGGCCGAGCGCATGGGCTCGCTGCACACGATCGTCGAGAGCCTTGCGGGTCCGTGGGGCGTTGTTGCTGCCGCCGGTGTCGGTGCCTTGGCGGCGATCGGCTATGCCGCCTACCAGGCGATCGAAGGCGTGCTGGCGCTGCGCGACGCCACTGACCGGCTGGTGCGCGCTGGCGTCTCTTACGGCGAAGCCAAGAGTCAGGCGCAAGGTCTCGCCAATGTGCTGCGGACCGAGTTCCACGAGAGCGGCCGGACGATCCGCGACATCACGGATGAGCTCGATAAGCTGCCCACGCGCATGCAGGGGTCGCGCGAACAGCTCGCGCGGCTCGGGGAGGCATATGCTCAATCCGCCCATCTCAGCAGCGCCAAGGGCGTCGAAGCGGTCGTCAGCCACTCATCGACACCCGAGGAGCTTCTCAAATTTCTTGAGGCCAATGTCGATCTTGAGCATGCGACGACACGGAGCGGCCAGTCGTTAAAGTCGGTCGTCGAGGCACTGGACAAAGCCGGGGAGGCGCAGGCTGCGGTCAATGTCATCCTTGAAGCCGGCATGCGCGGCTGGCTCGGGATGGCCACGGCGCAGCAGAAACAGCGAAACGAGCTCGAAGAGTATTCTAAGCTGCTTGCGGTGACTGAGGGGCTCTATGGTGAGTCGAACCTCGCTGCTGTCCAACTAATCACGCCGCCTAAAGAACTGCCGAAAGAGAACACCGGGGAGCAGCAGCGCGGGGAGCCGCCGGAACGCCCCGAGATCCTGGCCGGCAACAAGGTCAACGAAGAACTCAACAAGGTTGACCGCGAGCGCGTGGATCTGGCGACACAGTTCAACACGCTAAAGAAAGCCGAAGTCGCGATCACGGAGCAGCTCGAAGCTGCCGTGAGGACCAACAACGCTGAGGGGGTGCAGAAGCTCAACACACTGCGCGAGGCCAATCGCGTAGCGCAATCCGCTCTCATTGAACAGGCGACGCGAACCCACACCACTGACGAGGCAAATGAGCACGCCGCGAATATCGAGGTGCTGGCGGGGCGCCTCGCCGCCGAACACAACAACGCCGAAGAAGTCAAAGCCATCAGGCGAGAAATCGCCGATGCGGAATTGGCCTATGAGACCGAGAATATCGCCAAAATGGAGGCGATACGGATCGCGGCCGCGCAGAAACATCATGGCAAGTTTGAAGACGTAACTGCGCAAGATATTGCCGAGGCGCTGCCGCAAGCGCGGCAAATGGCGCGGCCGATTGCCGAACAACAGGCACCGGCGATCCGGCGTGAAAACCAGGTCCTCGCAGCCGAACAACGTGAGCGCGAAGACAACTTCAAGATCTGGATCGACCAGATGCGCGAGGCCGAGGCGCAGGCTGGTCAGTCCGGCGCGCAGCGCATTGCCATCGAACAGCAGGTCAATCGCGTCATCCACGAGGAGGCGCAAAGACCCACACCGCGCGTCAACGCCGCCGCGGTCGAGGCGGCCGACAAGCACCTCCTCGAGGTCAAAAAGCAGGCGCAGGACGAGGCGCTGCAGACGACCCTGCGCAATCTCGACGAGGAGGCGCGCGCTCACGAGCACAATCTCGACCGCGTCGTTGAGATCGAGCGCAGAAAATACGAGGCGATCCGCAATCTCGAAATCCAGCGGCTGGAAGAGCAACACAAGACGCCCGAAGAAGCCGGGCAGCTGGCCGATCAGAACCCGCAGGTCGCCGCGCAAGCCAATGCGATCGCCGATGCGCAACGGCGGGCTCAGCGCGAGGCACTCGAGATCGCAATCGAGACCGAGCGGGCGCGCGCCGATGCGACCGAGAGCGGCTCGTCCGAGCGCCTGGCGGCTGAGCAGAAGATCCTCGAACTGCTGCAGCAGGCGCAGGAAAAGGAGCAGGTCGGCAAGCGCGAAGTCCTCGCGCAAGAGGAACGCGTCGCCTCTGCCAGACGCGCACACGCCAATGAGCTGATCAGGCTCATCGAGGCCGACAAGACAGCACGGCTAAAGGCGCTCGACGACGAGATCACCAACGCCCGTCACAACGAGGCGCTGATCGAGGAATTGCTGCGTCAGCGCATCAAGATCATCGAAGAGGTGATCGCCAAGGAGAACCAGGCACGGGAAGCCGCCGGCGTAAAGTTGTCGCCGGAAGCGCAGCACATCGAGGAACTCAAACACCAGGCCGAGATCAGCGAGGCCAACAAGCGCCTCGACGCGCAGAAGCAAACCTACGCCGATCGGGAAGCGCACCGCGCGGTCGAGCGACTGGAAGCGCAGCGCCATGCGCTCGACCACCAGGAGCAGGCCGAGCTGCGCTCGGTCGAGCGCCAGCGGCAGATGGGTACGATCGCCGCCGGCGCGGCTGGCGAAGCCGAAGCGCGGATCGTCGACCAGCATTCGGCGGCGACACAGCAGATCCTGGCGGCGGAGGCCGACAAAGCCAGAGGCATCGAAGATCTCGAAAACCAGATCGCCGATCGGGCCATCGAAGCCGCACAGCGCGACGCCGACAAAGAGCAGGAAATCCGGGAGAAGACCCAGGAAGAGCTGCTCAAGCGCGCCAAGGAAATCGATAAGGAACTCGCCAGCACCCTCGCCGACGCGATCATGGGTGTGGCCGAGCACAAGGAGAGCTGGGGTCAGGCGCTCGCCAAGTTCTTCGAGGCGCAGGAAAAGAAGCTGCTCGAAAAGAGTCTGCAAAAGCTCTTCGAGCAATCCGGGCTCGGCGAGAGCTTGGGCGGGCTCGGCGACCTCTTTGGTTTGGGCGAAAGCGGCAGCAACGACCCGAACGTGGCACTGCGCACCGCCACCGCCGACAACACCGCCGCGTCACGCGCCAACACCGCGGCGTTACTAGAGTTTGCGAACGAGCTACGACAGAGGGTCGAAGCGACCGCCGCTGGCACCGGCACTGGCGCGGGCACTGGCGCCGGCACCGGCACGGCCACTGGTGGCACTAGCGGCAGCAGTGGTATCGAGTCGGTCGGCACGCATGGCTCGGCGAGCGAGAACGTTGCCAATTTCAATTACGGCAACATGCGCGCCAAAGGCGGCGGGTGGCAATCATTCGCTTCGCCGGAGGCAGGCGCATTAGCGATCGGCGCGCAGCTGGATCGCTATGCCTCGGGCGCGACCACCGGCAAACCGGTGACGACGCTTGAGGGCATGATCAGCACTTGGGCGCCGCCCAACGAAAACAACACCGCCGAGCTGATCAAGCGCGCCTCTGAGCGCACCGGCATTGCGCCGGGCGAGACGGTCGATCTCAGCAACCCGGACGTGCGCCGCGCGATGACGCAGGCGATCGTCCAACAAGAAAACCTGAAGGCGGTCGAGCAGGCGATGGCCGCCTACGACCGCGCAGTGGCCGGCGGCGGCACCCAGCTCGCTGCTGCACCATCCTCGGACATCATCGACAAGACCGCCGCACTCGGCTTTGGCGAGAAATACGGGCACCTGGAAAACGTCCAGGGGATGATCGTCCACCACACCAGTGGCGGAAAGAACGTCGACGACATCATCCGTACCTTCAAAGAGCGCGACGTCGCCTCGCAATTCGTCATTGACCGCTCCGGGCAAACCTATCGCACCTTGCCGGAAGGCGCCGAGGGCCGGCACATCAAGACCGGCTGGGGTCCGGTCGGCGAAGGCAAGTCCAACGCCAACATGGAGGGCGTGGAAATCATCGCGGCCAATGACCGCGATGTCCTGCCCATCCAGCGCGAAGCGGCGGCGCGGCTGATCGGCGAGCGCGCCGAGCGTTGGGGCTACGATCCGCGCACTTCGGTCTTCGGACACGGCGAGGTCAATCCCGGCCACAAGGAAGCCGACGAGGGGATGAGCACGGTTTCCCGCATCCGCAGCGGGGAACTGCTAGTTCCAACCGACATCAGAGCCATAGCCGGAAGCACAGTGCCGCGACCGGCCACGACGTCCGGCGGCGGGTTACCAGTGGCCGTTGCAGCTCCCCCCTCTGCAACGACCGGGCAGCCCGCCGCCGCGACGACTCTGGGTGCGTATCTTGATAAGGCGGCACCCCTCTACAGCCAAGTAACCGGCGGCAGTGACCTGCGGGCTGATTTGACGGCGGCCGCCGGCGGCGGACTTGGTGCCATCGGGCCGGGCCTCAGACTAAAGGGCGCGCTCGACAACCCCGAACTCAAAGCGATCGTTGACCAGGCCAGCGCCGGCTACAAGGCGAAGACCGGCAATGATCTGCTCGCCGATGTTCAGAGCGGCAAATCGCTCGCCGATATTCTCGCCACGAAGATCGAGGCGAACACGGAAGCGACGGAACGGAACACCGAGTCCAAGCAGCAGGCCGCCGGCACGACGCCGCCGCAATACGCCGAAGGCGGTCCAGTTGGCGAGACCGGGCTCGCACTGGTGCACGAGGGCGAATATGTCGTGCCGGCCGAGCAGGTCAATGACGCGTTCCGCGCCGGCATTGCGAATGACTTCAAGGATTTCGCTGCCCATCCACTCGAGTACGTCAAAGGAGTGTTCCGCCCCAGATCCCGGGCCGAGGCGGCCTACGACGCGCTGTCACCCAAAGACCGTGCGCAGAAGGCTACAGCGCCGATCCTCGGACCGGGCAATCAGATGCCACCTGCCGGCGGCTCGCAGGGCTGGGCCGGCATGTCAGGCGCACCCGGAACGCCATCGGGGCCCTCGCCCGAAGAGCGTGCGCAGCACCTGCTCGCGTGGATCCCGCCGGCGCCGGGGTTGAGCTTTGAGCAGTTTTACGGCCAGCCGGCGCCAGCCGCACCCTTTGGCGGCGAAGGCATGCTCGGGCGTGAGCACGAGGCCACCGCGACGGCACCCAGATCATCTGCAGCCGCTCCCGGCCTCGGCACCACCGCAGCCGCCGCCACCGGCGGATCGACATCGACCTTCACCGGGCCCGGCGCCACCGGGGTCATGTTCTACCCGAGCGGCGGGATGCCGCAGCTGGCGACCGGCGGCACGGTCACAAAGTCGGGCATCGCACAAGTACACGCCGGCGAGGTCGTCGTCCCGGTTCAAACGATCCAGGCGGGCGCGCGGCAGTCGCAGCCGGGACCGGGCCCGGTCGGGCAAACGGCGCCGAACAGTTTCCTGTCGATTGCCGGCGTCCTCGCAGCATTGATGGTGCTGCCGAGGTTGCTCGGCGGTCTGCTTGGCGGGGTGCAACAGCAGACCCAGGCGACGCAACAGCAGACCCAGGCGACGCAACAGAACACCCAGGCGAAACAGCAACCGCCAAGCCCAGCCCCTGCCACCCCGGACTCGGGCACTCCTACGCACGAACCGCCGGTGTTGAGCGGCAGCCCGTTCAATGCGGCCGGCATCGCCGGTGCGTCGGGCACACCGAGCGGCACAGCGCCGCACGAGCCGCCGGTGTTGAGCGGCAGTCCGTTCAATGCGGCCGGCATCGCCGGCGCACCGGGCACACCGAGCGGCGGCACGGCGCCAATGCTTGGGCCATGGGCGGACGAGGGCGATATCCCGCAATATGCCAAGGGCGGGCCGGTCGAGAAGACCGGGCTCGCGATGGTCCACGCCGGCGAGTACGTCGTCCCGTCATCGGCCGGCGGCAACCTCGTCGTGCCGGGCGAAATCGCACCAGTCGCCACGCAGGGCTCACCTTCGCCGACGCTCCCGAGTGTCTCAACGGGTCTCGGCAAGGGCTGGGAGCTGTGGGCGGCGATCCTGGCGCTGCTGATGCTGATGGGCGGCGGCGGCAAGGGCAAAAACGCCCCGGGCAAAGGCACGTCCGATGTCGGCAAGCCTAGCCAGCCTAGCCAGGCCGAGCCCGATCTGACCGACGCCGACGCGGCCGAGCTCGGTGGCCAGCTCGCCGGGATGGGTCTGAGCGAAGCCGACGCGGCCGAGCTCGGTGGGGAACTCGCGGCCCGCGATGTCGCCGCACCCGATCTCGGAGCTGAGGGCGGGACCCTCGCGGCCGCCGGGGACGTCCAGGCGATGTGCGCCGGCGGTATCGCCAGCGCCGAGGGCGGGCTGCAGGTCCACGAGACCTCGCTACCGCACCGCATCAAAGCCGGCGTGCGCGGCCTCGCCGCCAAGGGCCAGGTGGGACTATTCCGCAGCGGACGGCTGACCAGCTCGATGCGCGGTGCTCCGGTCGCCGACGGCAAGGGTGGCCAGCTCGCGGTTGTCCACCCGGGCGAGATGATCCTGCCGGCGCCCGAGACCAGCCAGGTCCTCGGCGCGATGTCGTCGGAAGGCGGGGCCATCGTGCCCTCGGCCGCGGGCGGCAGCGTGGTGGCGCTACCGGAGCAGCAGACCGTCTCCTCGCTCGGCTTCCAGGGGGTCACCCTCGAGCAAGCCAACCCGAGCAGCAACTTCGGCATGCTGGCCCAGATGCTGGCGCTGATCACCGCGCTGCAAAAGCTGGTCGGCGGTCTTGGCGGGCTGTTTGGCGGCGGTGGCGGCAATCAGGGTGGCCAGGGCGGCGGCCTGTTTGGCGGGATCCTCAGCCTCTTTGGCGGTGGCGGGTCATCCGGCGGCGGCGTCCAGCAAATGGCCAATGCCGCCAACCAGGCGGCCCCAGCGCTGCAGGACCTGACCAGCAGCACAAACAACGCCTCGGGCAGTGTGACCGGCTTTGCCGGCATGCTCGGCAGCCTGTTTAGCGGCGGCGGTGGCGGCGGCGGTGGCATCCTCGGCAGCGTGATCGGCTTGCCGTTCAAGCTCCTCGGCGGCCTGATTGGGCTCGAAGGGGGTGGCGTGATCCCATCGGCTGCCGGCGGCATGGTGGTCGGCGCCGGCGGTGCGGTCGCCGATGGCAAGGGCGGCCGGCTGATCGTCGCGCACCCGCAGGAGATGGTCTTGCCGGCCCGCGAGGCGCGCGGGCTCTCCAACCTGCTCGGCAATTTCCAGGCGGGACCCCCGCCCGAGGGCGGTCTCGGCCGGATCCTCAGCATGCGGATGATGGTCCCGAACGTCCCACACTTCGCGCAGGGCGCCTGGGAGATCGACCGCGACATGCTCGGCATGCTGCACCAGGGCGAGGCGATCCTGCCGAGCTCGTATGCCGCAGGCTTGCGCGCGATGGGCGGCAGTGCGGCTACGACCTCAAGCCCGTCGGTCACCTATGGCGACACGCATGTGCACCTCTCGGCGATCGACAGCCGTTCGGGCGCGCAATTCCTGATGGCGAACGCCGACACGATCGGCAAGGCCTTCTTCAAGGCGCACCGCAACGGCAGCCGCTACACGCCCAACGGCTGAGACCTCGTAACTTTTTGCCGTCTCGTTTGAGGCGCCCACGGCGCGCGACGGGCGACGACTCGGCTTCGCTGGACCGACACGGCCTATGCCGGGATGCCGACGAAGCACCTGGAGCGCCCCGTGCTCGCGGGCGGGGGCCAGCGATAACGCACCGTGGGCATGGCCCCGCCCCAAATCGGACTTTACCGGGAGACTGACCAATGAGCCAGCGGGTCTACCCGGTGTTCCCCGGTATCGCCTATGCAGTGACCAAGACCCCGAATTGGGCCTCGCGCATGCAGCGCGCGGTCAGTGGCCGCACCTTGCGCACCAGCGACTACGTCAACCCGGTGTGGACCTTCAAGCTGATCTACGCGGTGCTGCACGACTTTGCGTGGTGCGCACACACGAGCCCGACCGAGCTGCGCACGATGATGGACTTCTTCAATTCATCGGGCGGCGCCTTTGACGCCTTTCTGCTCAGCGATCCAACCGACAACGGTGTCA